TAGTCAACAACTTATACACTGCTTTTCTCCAGGTCACCAGCGAAGCGACGCCAGTAGTCATGTTGTAGCGGTGAGAGCAGAACTCAAAGAAATTTTCTTCTCGCTCAATGCAATCTCGAACCGTAACATTGTGCCTACGGGCGCTGTCTAAATAAGACTGAACATTATTAATGCCAATTGTCATGCCATCATCTCCGTTGGCCACAACGAGTTTTGCTGGTTGGTTAGACTCAAGGCAAAAGTAATGCGTGTAGATCATCTTCAGCCGCGTGTTACGTCTGCTAGTATCTTTAGACCCGGAATTGATCATCCCAGGGTCTACTTTAACGTACAACTTACCACCAATCGCTGCTACAGACTGGCAAGACGATATGACCCATCTTCGATTAGCCAAATTCCATCTCTTCAGTCCGCGCTTGTGCGTGTGCGTTTTATCATCCACGGCGCAAGTGCTAAGCAGCGTTTGCTCGGTGTGTATAGCGTCAAAGCCCGACACATCATCAGTCACGATATTTTGTTCGTACTTAGCTTCCTGTTCCTTAACAAATTTGACCAGTGACCTCATCTGATTGTCAGTAAAACCTATACCGACGGCGCTACCACAGGCAAATAACCTTTCGCCTCTCTGTTTCTTAGAAGATTCAGAAAAGAGCACGGACTCAACTAAGTGATCAATCAATGAGACAGGGCTAATACAGCGGTATCTCTTGAGATCTAACTTACGTTTTGCGTGCGGCTCATTCTTAATAAAGATTGAAGAAGGATCCAACAATCCAGAAAAAATAAGCCCGGCGGGTGTCTTTGCAAACTCCTCAAATGGTACCTCAGGGTCCATCCACATATGTAAACGAGCTGCAGCTGCATCGAGAATCGCTTCTCTCTCAGCCGCCATCGCTGCATCATTAGTATGATACATTAAATTTAGTGGAAACCCTGGGGTTTTATCACCTCCTATACCACAAGCAGCCATTGTAACAAACCATCGGAAATCTTCATAACTGAAAATTTCGTCACACGGTGTGTTGGTTAACTCAACGACTCCTATGGCGTCAGAAACTGATTGGACAACCATACCAAGTAGTTCCTCATCCAGTGGCGCACATCTACTTCGATTGACGTGCTTCCGGTACGCCTCTAATTTCGCGCCGGTGCCGCTTGGGGGGTTTCCGTACTCGAAGATCCTTGAGATCTCTTCTTCCGAGAACGCCTCCTTTGCGACTTTGACGCGCTGGGCGATGGGTTCACG